TCACTTATATCTACATCATCTGGTTTTTCACCATATTGCTCTGCCAAAATATAAGCCTTTTTAACAGCTTCTTTTGGGTCATTAGATAGATTCTGTATGTACTGAGCTTTGTCCCAGCGTGGGTGGTCTGCCCACAAAGTGTACATAGCAACCTTTTGTCCATAATGTATATAAAATTTAGTCATAATTTTCTCCTTATTTATTAATTTTCTTTACATTACAAAGTGTTCTGTAATGTTCTCTTTGTATATTGTAACCACCAGCAAATATTACTTTTAAAGTCACAATCAAGTTATCTACTAAGAATTTAGTTTCAAAATCATTACCCCAGATAATATTTGCTGTTTTTACATTAATTGTATTTATGTCGTTTTTAATTAATCTGGCAGCTATTCTTTGATTTCTTGCTTCATGTTTTTTTAACAAAGTATTTTTTTCATCTGCAATATAGTGATCTAGTCTTGATCTGCAATATCTACCCCATGTTTGTTCTGCATACTCACGACCTAAACCATGTTTAAATTCATTGTTATTTATAAATTCTTTAGCTTCTTTTTGCCATTTTTCGCACTTGTTAGGCAAATCTGTAATAGCTTGGTTGTCTAAGTCTGAAAATATTTTATTAATCTGTTGTATTAATGTTGTCATAATTTTCTCCTTTTTGATTGTTAATTAAATATCTCACATAAATATAATAACAGATGTGCACAAATGTGCAACTATTTATACATATAAATATTAATTATTTTTTAAAGGAAAGATTCGTATAAATCAACGGTACGTTGTCTATCGTGTAACCAAAATACCAACAAGTATCTATCACCAGTTTCTACTGGCAAGCCCTTGTGTGAATTAATAAAGCTAGGAAACATCAAAGCATGGCCTGTTGGCAAAGGATTGATTTTACCGTGGTTGTTAAACTCTGTACCACCACCAACGTAATCACCAGTGTTGAGCGGCACTACTACAGATATGTCAGCGCTTTCATCGTGATGCCAAGCGCCTTGTTGCTTGTCTACCAAATTATAGTTAGCAATTTGTATAGTGGTAGGGTCCTTACAATCTCGTTGCCAAATAGCGTTGAACATAGGATTGAGTACGGTTTGTACAACAAACCACATGTTGCGGTACAACTCAGGGCATTGCTCTTTCAAGACAATCTCTGGTATCTGTCGCAACTCATCTTCGTCAGTGTTACCCTCAAACTTTATTTCTTTTTTCATCAGCTCTATTTCGTCAATCAGAAGTTTACAAAATTGACGGCGAAACAATGGCACACGATAAACCTCTGGAAATATTTTTTTAACAACTTTATGAACAGGTGTCTTAGGCATATTCTCAGTACCGTTTTTAGCAGCGTACTTAGTAATGATGGGTAATGTATCTTGCACGGCCTGATAAGTTGTTTGGTTGATCATCCAGTGCGACTGCATGCTTAATAAATAGTTTTTTAGTTTGTACATGGGTTTGTAGTCTATCATATATTTTTTAATACTTTATTGTAAATTATTATAAATCTGTGTAGAATCATTGGCTATGGAACAATTTACACAAGAAAACAAAATCAGAAAAAGTTTAGCAGTTGATCTCAAGACTTATCAAATGTTGCAAGAAATATGCAACATACAAAGACGGTCAAAAATAGAACAGCTCAAAGTTCTCATCGAGCAAGAACATTTCCGCTTGAATGAAACTAAGACTGTAGAAGCATAATGTTTAAAAATATTATGACTAAAAAAAATCTACCGCAAACTTACAAACCAGTTCTCGAAGCACCAGAGGTAATTGATCTATTCAGTAGACTGACGTTACATCATCAAGCAGCCTTGTTAAGACTCATCTCAAGAAACCTAGAGGTTGAGATTAACGAAGAAACTACTATGGGTTATGAAATGGAGTTTGAAGTAGTCGGCGCTATGATCAAGGCTACAGAATCTTTAGATTAATTTTTTGCTTTACGAGCAGTTTTTGTTCTAGCAAAAGAACGATTACTGCTTTTACTTACAGCTCGTAAGTTGTTTTTTTTATTATTCAACGGGTTGCCATCAACATGGTGTATGTCTAAGTTATCCCCCTTTTTTACTTTACCGCTATTAACAGCAGCTCTACGGGCCGCGTTTCTTGATGATCTTTTTTTTATTTGCTCAGGTCGGCTGTGATAGTTAGCGTACTCTTTGGCGTAGTTCCTAGCCATTTAAACCAGTCCAGCAATACCTGCTTGTTGACGCATTGCTATTTCGCGATCTTTTTCATTGGGTAAAATACTTGGCGATGCTGCCATCATGTTTTCTGCAACAGGTTCTGCAAAAGCGTCAGTGTTTATTTCTGGCATTGCAAAATTATCAATAGCAGTTGTTAATGGTTTGTTATCGGCTAATAATTTTTCAGCTACTTCCGAGGTAGATACTTTTCTAAAGTTTCTTTCATTTTCAGGCATAGGCTCAACTTGTGTAGAGCTAGACTGGTTAGGCAAGTAAGGCTCGGCAGTTTCGCCTTGCAGACCTTCTAAAATTGCATTTATTTCAGGCCTTATCTGTGGGTTTAAAGCTTGTATTTGTATTAAACTTCTAATGTGTTGAGAAAAAGCAGCTGGATCAGTTGCTACTATCTCAGTGCCTTCTGCTAACCATTTAACAAAGCGCGCATCAGTCATTAATTTGGCTGAACCATAAGGCAATGCTAAAGACGAAAAACCAAACTCAAATCCAGCAAAATTACCGCCAAATACTGTAGTAGCCCATCCCATGGCATGTCCGACTTGCGCTGAGTTAGAAGCATTACCAGACATTTTGCCAGCTTTTTTTAATCTTTTTGTGGTAAATACCAAATTATCTAACTCTTTACCCAGTTCGACAAACTCAGAACCCTGAAATAAAACATCTTTGGCTTCTTTGGACATGGCGTCCCAATTTTTAACAAAAGTAGCAGGATTAAATCCAGATTTAGATATATATTCCGAACCTTCCTTAATTCCTAATTCTGCAAAATCAGCCATTCCCGCTGTAGGTAATCCTAATCTACCTAAAATATAACCAGGTAAAACAGCAAACTCTTCTGGAGTAAGGACTTCTTTTAATTTAAGGATATTAGCTGGGCCCTCTTTAGTAGAATTTACAATGCTTTTTAAAGTGTTTTCTACCAAAGGACTATTAGATTCTAACAAACTGTCCAAGTAGCGAATAGCACCGCCTTTACCTTGGTTTTTTGCTACAAATTTATTAGTTTCTTTATAAGCCGCAGATAAAGACTTGTCACCAAATGTATCTATGTGACCGTTTAAAACATCAGTAATACCGCCTATAACTCTTTTAATTTCATTTTTTTGTGATTTTGAAGTAGCACCACTTGCTACATCAGAGCTAGTATCTGCTAACAATTGTGTTCTTAATTTTCTTAAATCGTTCCAATTTAATTTACCTTCACTAAAATCTTTAAAAATAGGTTCTAACTGAGCCAAACCAGTAGAGCTGGTTCTTGAACCAACAGCTGTGCCGCTTTCTAACGCTAAATCATCATATAAAGCTTGCAAGCTGTCTATTTGTTTTATATTAGTATCTGGCAACATATCATTTATATTTTGATACCTTAAATTTACTTCATTGGTATACCTTTCTCTAGCTTTTCCCAAACTACCACTGCTGATGCCTGCGTCTTTATCTGCAACTCTTAATAATTCATCGCTGGCCTCTGTTGCAGTTCTGCTGCCACCGTATCGCTGTGCTAAATTTGCCGCATATTTTTCAACCTCTACCATAGTTCTCTGGGCAGCTTCGTGCATAACCTTTGATGAAAAAGGTAGTTTTTCTAACACTCTTTCAAATAAATTAACCATAGGATTAACGCTTATAGTTCCAGCAGTAGGCGCAGAAACAATAGACGCAATTTTTTTGTAAGCCTCTCTAGCTTCAACACTCATAGTATCGGCCATGTATCTAACGCCGTTTGGCACCATTTTCAAACCTTGCATCGTTTTATTTAGAATAGGCCCACTTGCTGCATTAATACCCGCTGTAAAAAGAAAATCATTCTTTAATTCACCCAAGGTTCTATTATCTTCAGTTTCACCAAAAAAATTTAATATGGCTATGTAGCTTTCTCTAGCGGTTGCCGAACCAACACCCTCGCCTGCTGCACCTAAAGTAGCTGGATTTACTATACCAGCTGTAGGTATAGTTGCAGGTATGCCTGCAATTGTGCCGCCAATCCTGCCGCCTATAGCGCCAATAGTTTCAAATATCTCTGGGCCTATGTCTGCTGTTAAATCGGCTATACTGGCACCAAAAATTAAACCGCCTCTCTCGTCAAACAAAACTTGTTCTTGAGTTTCTGGGTCGGTATAAACAAAATTACCAGCACCAAATCTTTGTGCGCCATATTCTGGACTTAAATCTTCAACTCGGACCGCATCAGGATAAAACTTTTGCAACGTCAAAAGTCTATCTTCTTCTCTTTGCGCTGCGTTGACTTGTGCTCTAACTCCAATAGGCGCTCCAGATGTTATGTCAACATTATCAAGCAACAATGACTCTGCTATGTAATTTTCTGCCGAGTCAACAAAGTTTTCATCATTAGGGTCAAATTCTGGGTCTTCTATCATGCCCAGCAAAATATCATCAGGTAATTCATCAAACGCATCACTCATTTTTGCAGCCTCCTTAAAATTTTATTAACTCTTTCGGCTAACTCAGGATTATTTTTAGCACGATCACGCAAAATCTTTATAGCTCTTTTTTTTGCGTCCGCAGTAGCTTGCTTTCTATATTCTTCTTGCGTCAAGCCTTTATAAGCTTTTCCAGCCTCGGTTTCCATGGCTTTGACTGCTTCGACCCTAGCTTCTTTTTTTAAAGCAGCAACCTCTGGTCCATCGCCCAGTTGCGGAAAATACGTTTCATTTATCCAAACAATTTCACTGTCATTAATTACAGCACCCGTTTCTCTTCTTAATTGTGCAGTAGAAAAATTAATTTTGTTTGTGTTATATAATTTATACCGTGGTGATTGCAGTACACGCTCAAGCCACTCAGGAACAAAAGGAAGGTTATCCATTAATACATCAGTGTAATTTACAGGATCAAAACCCGCCTCTTCTAATTTATTCATTCTGCTATTAGCAAAATTCATCCTGCCTGCAAAACCAGCAGCTCTGTTTTGCGCTTCACCAAAAATACTTTTATCGCTTTGGCCTATAATTATTGGTGCAGAAACCTCAGAATCCGTTTTGATTTCGCTTTTATTTATAGGTGTAAATGCCATTAATCCAAGACTCCTTCTTCGCCTGACGGTGATCTATAAATCGGCTCACCTTTTGGTCCAGTTTTGTTAAGAACCAAAGTGTATGTGACACCATCGTCAACTACTGTTACAGGGGAAGCTTCTGCTTCTGGAAAAAGCTTATTAATATTATAAACAGGCTGAGCTTGGACCTGACCATCAATCGTTACGGTTTTAAATTTAGAACCTAAATAAGCTTTGGCTGCTTCAAATTCTGCTTTATTTGTAATTGCTAAATTAGGATTAGCTCGTAGCCGTGCTAAAAAATCTAACGCTCTGCCCTCTGTACTGTTTAAACCACCAAAAATTCCTGTGCCACTATTTTTTGCTTGTTCTAAAGCCAATTCAAATTCATAAGTGCCTGCTTTTTCTGCTAAAGCTTTTTGTTCAGCTCTTTTTTTCTCAACACTTTTGTAAGCGGCCATCATTAACTCTTGTTTATATTTAGCTGCTTTTGTTCTTTTAACTTTTTGTGCATCATTAAATCTATTAAAGCCCATAGCCAAACCATAGCCTATAGAAGCTGGTTGACCACTTTGTGCTTGCGCAGTTAATCCCGCTGAAATGTCAGAAGCTAAATCATAAATAGAAGCTCTTTCTGGTGCTGGCATTAAACCTGATAGACGCTGGGCTTCTGCTTGGTAATCAGCTGCAGTAGCAGGTGCTGCTGTAGCACCTTTCATCATATCAATATAGTTTTGACTTACACTTGCCATATTATTTAGGTGGTGTTAAAAAATTACCAACCATACCAAAGCCACCTAAACCAGCGGCTAACCCAGCTTGCACAGGACTTGGTGGCGGCGTGTATTGCACATTTGATGAGAATTGACCAGCAGGTACCATGCTTATAAATGGTGATACTGCTTGATACTGAGCTAACGGCGCTTGTTGTGCGGTTAATTGATTTCTGCGTTGTGCATCTAACTGTGCTTGCGATAATTGTTGTTGTTGTCCACCCAAATTGTATAGCTGACTTATGTCACCACTTCTAGCTCCTTGTGCTTGTGCACCCAAGCCTTGCAAGTTACCTGCTAAACCAAATTGTGCTGCTTGTCTTTGTTGGCCTATTTGTCCTTCTGTGCTGCCTATATTGCCATAAGCAGAACCAGCTGCTTGTCCATAATTAGCCAAAGTAGAACCTAAGCCAGTGCCAGCACTAAATCTTTGTCCTGCCAATGTACCCAACCCACCAGCAGCAGCTCTTTTTGCAGCTTGTTGTCTAGCAAATTCTGCCATACCAGTGTTTTGTGCTTGTTGAAAGCCTCTGGAGCGAATACCGCCAATAGCTTCCGCCAAACCTCTACCGAGAGCTTCGGTACGTTCTTGAGCTCCTAATCCAGCCCTAGCGCCAAAAGCACTTGAACCACCACCCATAATGTCTCTAGCACGCTGTTCTATGTCTGACTTGCTGTATTGCTCCATCAAATCTTTTGAGGTCTGATCAACCACCGCCTGTTCGTAAGGGTCCATATATTGTTGCGTGACAGTAGGATCATAAGCCGCAACAGTATCTCTGTATAAATCTTCTGATTCCCCCAGTCTATTGCCATAACCAAGTGTTGAGCCTCTAGCTATAGCCTCGGCCTCTCCTAAACCACCTAAAGTTCTATCCAAGCCTTGTTGGGCTCTTTGTCTGTATATGTCGAAACCTTGATCCAGCATGCCAATACCGCTACCGTAAGCCGCTTGTGCTTGTTGTAAGTATGGGTCTTGTATGCCTATTCCTTCCCTACCTAATTCTTGTGCTCTAATCTGATCTGCTGTGAAATCAGCAACTTGTTCGGGCACAACTCTGACGTTACCCTGATCGTCATAAAATGTTTTTTCAGCAGCGCGCATAGCGCCTGGTATAAAGCCACCCTTACCATCTAAACCAAATAGTAATTGTTTGGTTAAACCGTCTAAACCAGTGCTTTGTGTTGTTATGCCTGCTGCATAAGGTGCTGGTGAATTGGCCATATTGTTAATACCTGTATTGGTTTTTATTGTATCAGGATTACTAGCTTTATTCATTATATTGCCATCCATTATACTTCTGCCGCCCATATCATTGGGGTCATAGTTAATACGGTTTATAGGAACCTGCGTTGGAAACCCATTTCTATATTCAGTTTTAAATGCAGGAATATCATCTGCTGGGGTATAGCCTTCATAGGGCATATAACCAGGTATGGGCTTACCGTCAGCATCATAAGCCTCTGGATTATATTGTGGATTTGTAGGATCGGCTTTTGGGCTATAAGCATTTGGATCAATACCGCGATCAATAGGGTTGCCACGATATAGTCTAGGAGGCGTTGGCGCAGGTTGAGGATTGTTAGGCCCAAAAGGAGTAAAACCACCTGTATTGGGTTGCAAACCTTCCCCTCCAAAATTACTTTGTCCTGCGTTAACATTAACCTGTGGCTCAATTTGGTAACCCATGGGAGCATTTGCTGCGCTTATTTCTGCAGGTGTAGCTTCTTGCCAGCTTGACATTTGTCCTATGTCACCACCCATATATCTATAGCCTTGTACTATATCGCCAGTATTTGGTAAATCCATACCGCTACCAAGATATTTCATATTAGCCATTTTGTTATAACCTTCTGCGCCTGGCGTATCAAAGTCGGGCAAGCCTGTAAATATGTCCTGCTTTTTTAGGCGATCCGCTAATGTACCAAAAAAACTCATTAGGCTATTGAGCTTTCAAATAATCCCATCATCTCATACATTAAGTTGGTGCCTCTGTCTCTATCTTCTGCACCTGTGGGGGTTAAAGTTATAATGCCACTATCATTATTCATTTGGTAAGCGCCAGCTCCGCGTACCGCTTTACCAGTCATTACAAATTCACCGTCAGAAAGCATAGCAGGTACGTCATCACTGGTTTCAGTACCAGCTCCATTAATTTGACCATTCATTCTTTCAAAATCTTGTACAGCTACATTCCCGCCTTCAGCATAGGCCATGGGCATTACTGGTCCACCTGCTGCCATCATTGGAGGATTAGACGGATTCATTCTTTCATAAATAGGTCTTCCATTATCCATGCCTAACAGTTTAGGCGCAGCTTCTGCTGCCATCATTCTGTCTGATTCTTGTACATTGTTTTTGAATGGGTTTTTAAATAAATTTCTAGCTGCGGTGTTATCCAAACCATAAGCCAGTTGTTTCAAGCCTAGTCCCTGTGCCTGTTGCAAACCTGCATCATAAGCTCTACCTAATTCTTCATTAGCTGGATTACCTGATTGAATATTATTTCGCATCATTATTAGTTGCTGTAAAAGATTTTTTAAATCTGGTCTTTGATTTAGATACTCTTCTTCTTTTTCTGCTCCAACTAAAGTGCCTGTATCTAAAAAATTTCTTAACATTGTAGGTGCTTCTCCAAGTTTAGCCATGGGCATTACTGGTCCACCATTCATGTAACCCATTCTTTTTACCACTTCAGGCGCTTCTCTTGCTAAAGCTTCTAAGCCCTTGTTAGGGTAAACTGCACCACCTTCGGCCATACCACCGCTCATTTGCGGTATAGTGCCTTGTGGTAATAAACCATACTCAACTGGGTTTGGTGTTGCTTGGCCCATACGCCTAGCTATCTCTGCTTCTATATTGTATCGACCTGATGCGTCCATTGAAGTAATAGGCGTTTGTGGTACGCCTTTAGCATTTTTTGCTTCATCAAAAGCTAAGTCATAAAGTTTTTTACCAGCAAGTCCTGCGACTCCTAATTTAGCCAAGCTGCCTAAGCCGCCGCCAAATAATCCACCGCCGCCACCGCTGCCGCCACCGCTACCGCCAAGAAAACTTAAAGGACCTGTACCTTTATTGGGGTCAACGTTAAATATTTTATCTGCAACACTGTCTTTTCCAAACAATCCACTAAAACGACTACCGCTACTGCTTCCCATTCCGCCACCACCTAAAATACCGCCAAACAGACCGCCTGAATTTGGGATAGCAAGGTCTCTTCCAGCAAAAATAGAAGTGCTTGAACCTAATCCATTTGCTTTTTGTAACGCTTCAACAGTAGTATTATTTTGTGCTGCTATTTTACTTAAAGAATCGCCAGGTTTAATTCTGTACGCTGAAGTTGGCATCCCTGTTTTTCCATAGTCCATCATTCCTGTATTAACATTAAAACTCCCCCCGCCACCGCCAAATAATCCACCTAAACCTTGGTTTAAATCACTAGCTTTACTCTTTGCTACATTTATACCGTACTTCAAAGGATTAAATGCTCCATCAACTTTACCTATATTTTTAAAGGCATCACCCCATGAAGCTGCGCTGGTAATTCCTGTACCTCCACTTGCGATAGTTTTAAAAGCACCATCGGCACCAAATAATTTTTGATTACCGCCAGAAGCTAAAGCCATAATATCGCCGATACCGCCCTCACCTTTGGCTATTTTTAAAGCCGAGCTACCTTTCATATATACAGCAGCATACGGTTGCCAAGGTCCAGGTATAACAGCTGCTATAGGTGCAACTTTTTTCGCTACTTTCTTAACAGATTTCCAAGTTTTTTTAAAAAAACCAAACTCTTGTAAACCAGTTACATCATTTAAACTTGCAATACCACTACCAACTATAGCTAAAGAAGGATCAATCCCAAATTCCGCAAATTTTCTTTCTATGACGCCCTCAAATATTGGGTCATCAAAAAACTCTTCAGGTAAGACAACTTCGTTAGGCGTAAGGTGAGCTAATATTTTATCTTCATCAGTTCCTTGTGATGCAAGACTTGTAGCTATATCACCCATCGGTGCATTAACTCTGGCCATGCTTTGATTGATAATATTTGTTAATTGTTTTTGTTCTTCAGGGTCTTGACTCATAGATAATTCTTGTTGCAATAAATCTATGCCCTCTAAAATTTTCATTTTTTCTGGAGACATGTTTTGCTCCAGCGTAGGCGTTTTTTCTGGAGACATGTTTTGCTCCAGCGTAGGCGTTCTTGGCATCATAGGCATAGGAACAGAAGGGTCTTCACCTTGCATCATAGGCATAGGAACAGAAGGGTCTTCACCTTGCATCATAGGCATAGGAAAAGGAGGGTAATCACCTTGAATCATAGGCATTTCTTCTTCTCTTGAAACTGCTCCGTATATTTTATTTAAAGTATCTTTTAAAGCCATAATATTAACCTATTGTTACAGTTACACTACCAATACTCATTGTAGCAGATATACCGCTAGGGTAGGTCTGGTGCTCATACAAGTTTCTGAAATTAGTACCATCAAAACCTTGATGCACACTGGTAGTAGAGTTAAATATAATTGAGCCTGTAGCAAATTGCAATTCTGCTAACTCGTCATTTGTATAATTCTTGGTTGTATCAGGATCAAATGCCGATAAATTTATTTCTAAAACCCTAATAAAACGATTAAAAGTTTCTTTAGATACTTCTTGGCCCTCAGCTAAAGGCAATCTTGTTACGAGCAGCTTACCCATTATCTACGGCCTGATGTGGTGACATCTAAACGAGTTGCGCCTAAACGCCATCTATAATCTTTTTTGTTACCATCTGTGTTGTCGTCATCTGATTCAAACCTAAGCACCATTTGTCTGGCTCTAGTGCGTAAACTTGTAAAGGTAGTTGTTTCAGTAACTTGTGAAGTTGAGTCTGTAGTAAGCGTTTCGTTGTTAAAGTTTCGTCTTTTTATTACCACGTTCATTGCGGGTGTTGGCGAAGTGTTTATGGTTTTATCAAATTTAATATCAGGTATTAATTTTTTTACAAAAACAAAATCTGTACCGTCACCTAAATCTAAATCTGCTGACTCGACAAAAACACCGTCCATAGAATCTGTGTCATTATTAAAACCACTTTCGTGCACATACAAATAATTTACATCTGAAACTTTGCTAGTAGCTAGTGGTTTGTCTTCTATACCTGTATCTAGCCAAGCATATCTAATCAAAGAACCTATACTCCAAGAATTTTCTTCGTAGTTGTAAATAACATATCTGGATATTTCGCCAGTGCCATCAGAGATTGATGGATAGAAAAACCATACTTCAGAAAAGGCACTATTCAACGTAGCATGACATTTAAACGCTTGTCCTAAGTCTAAATCACTAAAAACATAATCTTGTACAGAACAAGGTAATTTTTGCACAGAGCCGTTGTAAGTATAAAAAGCATTTTTACTCATAAAGAAAACACCTGAAGGTGCATTGATAGCTGCTTTAGGACCAACAAGACCAGCGCCTTCGTTAATTAAATTTATTGCAAAAGTCAAAGGCGGACCAATAAAAGTCATGGAGTATAAAGAAGTGTCAGTCCAAACCAATATTTCTTGACGTGATTTCAAACCGCCTATAATTAATGAGCCGCTCGACAGCCTTACCGAACCAGCTGTATTGGTGGGTAACGGTTCAAATTCTAATTCATTTTCTTGACTGCTGAAGGCAATCAACATTGGATCAACAGCACTGCTACGTGATCCGCTTTCTATAGGATCAGCGCCTAACACAATTAAATGCCTATCTACTTCTGAAGTAATTACTTGCAGGCCTCTTGTTGGTACCAAATTAGCGCCACTGACACCAGATAATTCTAAAGCTCTGACTGACAAACCATTATTTTCAACCCAACGATATATACCGCCACCTCTGGGATTTATAATTAAGTTTTCACCAAAATTATCATGGGTCCATAATCTTAATTGACCTGAAGCAGATATAGCACTACTAGAACCAAAAGTTCCTGCTCCCCAAGTGCTTGCTCCCCAACCTGTAGAGCTCACATAAGTATCTAAACCAGAATTTATTTGATATGCACCGTCAACTCCAGCACCACCATTGCCGCTATCACTTGCGTTAGCAGTAGCACTAGCGACAAACTTATAAGTGTTTACAGATGGTATCTCGGTAATTTGATGTTCAGTATTTAATACCGTAGCAGTAATTGCACCACCGAGCGAGGCAGCGCCAGATATAGTGACAAAATCACCAACGACAGCGCCATGGTCTGAATCTGTTGCCGTGATAGTTGCTGACCCGTTAGTAGCTGCAAATGTAATGCCGTTAGTAGTAGTAGCCCTGATCGGCGTAACATCGTTAAAAATACCGCCTGATTCTATGTAATATTTGTTAGTTGTGCCTATGCCTAAAAATCTTGAGCTGCCCAAAGAAATCCAGCTGTGTAAAGCTCGGCCTGTACCTATATAACTATTAGAAGAAGATTTTGTCCAACCACCAATTTTTTCTACACGGCCTTTGCGAAAACGTATTTTATCACCGTCTACCCAACCACCTTCGTTTGAATAATCGGTTTCTTCTTTATTTATACCAGGTTTGAAATTAAATTTTGTTAGTGGCATTTCTAAATTTTACCATAACCAAAGTTAATTTAAGCCAATCTAATTATTGCACCTGTAGCTGTTGGACTTGGAAAAACAACAGTAAAATCTCCAGCTGTGCTTGTTTTGTCTCCTCCAAAATCTATAGAGCAAATTGCTTTGTTGGAATTAGTTGAATTGTAAAGCAAACAACCTCTTGCTGTTACCGTAGCAGTGCCGAATGTTAAATCTGCAAAATCTACTATAGCCGTAGTACCAGAAGTGCTAGGTGTCACATTAGTTAAAGCAGCTCCTGCTGCAGAATAATTAGTTCCTGAAACCTCATTGGTCGTAGCATAAGCCGTGGTTGCAGCATTTAATGTTGCCGATGAAGTATATAAAGCTAACTTAATAGAGTCAGCTCCTTGTGTTAAGTTGTGTCCTTCAACAAGTATTTCTTGTTTAAAACTTGTTGCTATTGCTGATGTTATGGCCATTTTTTAAAGCTCCTTTATTATCTTAGCCATGTCTTCATGGCCTTGTTGCCTTAATAAATTCACATAAGTCACATTTTTAGAATTTATTGCGTTCTTTATAGAGTACAAGATTACAGTATAAACTTGATTTTGAAAAGCCAAAGCTTGTTGTTTGACATGCTCAGGTGCATCCATAGATACTTCACAAATTTTCTTGGTTGCTTGCTCTGCCCAAAACTCAGGATCATGCCCTTTGTTCTGAGTAGTATGTACTTGCACTTGTCCTAGTTTTAAAAATCCGTCACTCATCCTTTGTATGGCTCAGGCGGAGCTAAATCTTCGTTAATTTTAAGCCCTTGTTCAGCCAATTTTTCGTTAATTTCATCTGTTGGACCTATTATAAATTTGCCATTGTGTGGTATTGCTATAATAGGTTTTTCTAGCCTATGATACCCGTACAATCTTTCTGGTGCTGGCACATTGCAATCAAGTATTGTCGATCTGTTGCTTATACCTACAATGATGTCATTTTCCATTAGTTTAGAAATCCAAAACTCAACACAAGCTCTACCTGCTTCGGCTAAGTGCATATTTTCTTTGTAAGAAAAATCTATACCAAACAAATCTACAGCTGCTACTTTATTCCACATAGCAAAAGCTAAGGTATAGGCAACTGTATTGTTCATATAGGCACATCCAGCAGCATTACAAACCTCTTCTAATGGATATAAAACAGCTCTAGGCACTCTTTCGTCAAGTTCACAAGTATAAACAGGATATTTTTCTTGACCTAAAATACGCGTCATAACACTGGTTTGTCGACCAGCATCATTGGTATCAAAAAATCTACTAGCTGGGTCCATCATAAACAATCGGTCACATGGGTAAGTGCCAGCTGCAGCATTTATACACCATACCTCATCCCATTCTTTACCGTTTTGTGCGCCAATAGCAAAATCAACTTGAGAAATACCCAAGCCTATAATTGCTACTCTTTTACCTTTTAGGGATTCTATTGGTTCCACTAAGACACACCAGTTCGCAACTGGTCGTATCTGTATTCATCGCGTGTTCCGCGACCTTCGGATATATTTTTCATCCTACTCACTGCCTCCTTAAATCTTGCCTCAAACTGGGCAATGACATCAGGCGGCTCTTTTAAAAAGATTGCACCCTCTACTAACGTGCCGTACAACAATGCGTCTGGATAATCCGCAGACAAAAATGTTGTACCGCTATCACTACCACTCGTTAATGAAGCTGGTTTATATAAATAATGAAGCTCCACTGTATAACCAGAATCTGGTATTGGAGCTACCTCGAAAGATGTGTCGTCAAATAAAGAATAATATTTTGGCTGGCCTGTTGTTGTGCCTACCGAATATTCTTTTATAAAAGAAGGGTGTTTAAAATCTAAGTAATCATAAGTGTTGCTACTGACTATAGCTAAACTAAACGGTGCATAAAAGTCTGTTGGCGTAGCTAAAAATCTATTTGATGTAGTCAATGTGCCTGTAACATTTTTTCTTTGGTTAGGCAGTTGAACCATATTAAATATACGGTTTTCTGATTCTTTAATAAAAGTATCTAATTGATTAGTAAAAGTAGTTTCAGAGACTTGCAAATAGTCTTGGACTGCTGTTTTTAATGTAGATAGTGTAAAACTCATATTGTTATTGTAACCGAACCTATGTTTACTGAAACCTTAAAAGTTGTTAATTGTTTGCCTAGTTTACCAGAGCCAACATTACTATAAACCGTAAAAAAATTATTGTCGTCATTTTTTTCTACCCTTGCGTCCTTAATAGCCTGTGGGTCTATAGGGGAAGGCTTGGGCATAAGCTGTGGATGTTTTGGACTCCACTGATCTGGTCCAACCAATAAGCCGTCCCAAGTTTTTTTCATATCCTTTAATTTATAACGAAATCCAGTAATATCACAAATTCCGTAAGCATTTTTATTAGAAGCAAAAGCCATTATGCACTGTTGTAATTTCTTAAATTAGGAGCAACCTTAAAGGATGTTCTGTCTTCATCGGTGGATAAAGCTCTATCAAACTCCTCTTCATAAATATTTTTTAACTGGCCTGTTAATTGCGGCGCTCTTTTCATAGATATGTAGTAAGCTAAGCCAGCGGCTAAACACGGATAAAACCTAAAAGGCACTTCTAAAGTGTTAGTAGCTGCATCTGCATCATCCATTCTAGTCAAGACATTCATATAAATAGTGTATGTAGCGGATTTATCTGGCACGGGCCAGACAGAAATAGTGGGTGTTATTTGTTTGTCTACAAAAAATTGATTAGGCTTACCAGTGCTTGTTTTGGTTGTTATGTGAGAATACTCTGCTCTGCTTAGTCTACTCAAAGGTATATCAGTAGTCTCAGTGCCTATAGTTTCTCTAATAAAAACATCTAAGACATCAATTGGCGCTGTCGCATTTGTACTGTCAATATTATAAACAGCCGTACTAGCAACCATGTCTACAGTTTTTTGCGCTATGGTCCATTGATTTAGACCTCTATTAGCCCAATCTGCTAACATTATGTTTAAGCTTCTGGTAGCGCTTTTTAGATCGTAACCTGTTCTTAACTCTAACCCACAACGCTCAAAAGCCTCTTCAATGTATTCAGCTACATCAGGCTCAAAATTTTTACTGTTACTTATTGCCATTATTTTTTCTTATTTTTCTTTAAAGTTTGTTCTAATCGTTTAGCTTGGTTCGCATGTAACCTTGATGCGTTTTTTAGCTCTTTAATCATCTTAACTTTTTGTGGTCTTGTAAGTTCTGTCATTTTAATCTTCCTCTGGAGCGTATAGATTATCAAATGTTATGTTTGGGTCCATATAACTCTCATGTTGTTCTGCTGAATGTGTCCATTGCGAAGGCATAAAATCTGGTGCGCCTTCACCTACACGCCATAAAGCAGGATTTGTAGCTCTAACTCTATTATTTGGTAAAGCTACAAAATTACCAGTATATTCACCAGCATCTGTTAAATATAGCACATGTGATTGTTTATGTTGAGCAGGATCGTCTGCTATTGAATTTTCTGTGTAGTCAACCGTAAATAAATATTTGCCAGTAACGAAATTACTGCCTATCTTACATACCCAAGGTGACGAGCTTACTCTATCCATAATCACTACCGAGTGATCGTGACTTAAACAATCCCAAGGTTGTGCTAAATGATCTTCCATTGGCTCAGGCCATACAGCTAACGGTATATCAGCAACTAACGCTTGTATTGGCATCCTAGCCCACATAGCACCGCCATGTATGTTTGGTGCATCTTCCATATCATCGGTTTCGCAACCAGTAAATACAACCTGAAAGGACAATGACCTGTCTGGTAGTGTGTTGACAGCGATAACCAGCGCATGCAAGTATTCGCCATGATATTTGCTATGGTTAGCTGTAAATTCTTTACGCACCCAGCATTTAAACTGAGGTATGTTTGATATTAAATATGCCACAATATTTAAAGTTTATTTTATAATTTGCCCATTCCTGTGCCGAGTTTCTTCATTACAGAAGAAGGTATTTTTGCAAAACTAGGATTTGCTTTCATTTCTGCTTTTGCTGCTCCGCCTTGCGCCATGTACTTTGTGCCTTTCATTGCACCACCTTTAGCCATGTATTTAGTGCCTTTCATTGCACCGCCTTTAGCCATGTATTTAGTACCCTTTATAGAGCCAC